CCGCAGAGTTGTGCCGTTTGTGACCCCATGTGTGACCCTAAACCAGGCTGAAGTCAAATAACCCAATGATATCAACGCACTGCCACCATCGACCGCCTGTCTGCCTAGCAGAGAGCCCGCCTGGACCTGCAGGAAAACTGCCGTTTAATCGCTTTCTGGTTTTCTGGGGGAAGATGTATGTGTGCCGGCTCTCCCCATATCCCCCCTCTCAATCTCGCTTATTTCCCTTTCAATTGCCTGTTTATCTGGCCATTTAGTGTCCTCGCTGTTTGGCTCTGCGCCGTTGTCTGCGATCATATCGATGACGGTTACCGGAACGATTGGTGGGTCTGCTTTAGCCCAGGTAAACTTGATAGCCTCGCCGCCTGTAGTCAGGTCGACGCTTGTCAGATCGGGTATCGTCTTGCGGAGCGCCAGCTCAATGATCTTGCATTGTGCCGTTGTGAGACTGTCGATGATTTTCCGATCGCCGTCCAAGACTCTGTTCATCAGTTCAATCGCTCGGCCCACATGTATCTTATTGCGCCATTTATCAATTGCGGCTGTGGTCATGCCGACTTTTGTAAATGCCATGTAAAATCCTTGTGCGGTAATATGTTGCAATCAAGAGAAAATTAATCCGCATCCGAAATGAAATGAGTATATTGACGGTGCTACGCCGTTGCCTATATAAAGAGAGTACGGCAATGGTGCCGACGGAAGGATAATCTTATGACACTCAATAAATTAATCCAACGACTACAGGACATCAGAGACAATAACCCTGGATACGGCGATCTGACCATGATCTTTGCTGCAGCACGTGAAGTCCCTGATCGGCGTAAACATGATGGCGTGCGACGTGAGCAAAGCTATCACAGCATTGATTATGGCTGTAATGGCCGGATCGGTGGAGTAATTGACAGTGAGGCTATTGAGCTTATGGGCACGGTTATTAAGGATTGGCGCTAGTCAATTAACTTTCCCCCCTCATCCACCTATCAGCCGGGCAACCGGCTTTTAGGCTGTCTACGGCAATCATGCCGAATTGGAGGAACCAATGAGAACAGTTAACCGCGAACAATATACCACTTTCATAAACACGTTAAGCAATGTCGATTGGGTACCAGTCAATTTTGCCCAAACATCTGTTATGCGAATTACCAATAAAAACGGCAAGGTATTAGCACAAGCCACATACAATGGCTCAGTCCCTAATACGCCGATTATCCCCCGTTATGAAATCGCTACTTGGTGACATCCCCCCCTTATCACCCTACAGCCCCGTTACTCAGCTGAGTCGGGGCTTAGGACTGTCTACTGGCAATCACGCCAACCTATTGAAGGGATAAGATAATGCGCTTAACCGACAAACATATAGAGGACCATATTGATCAACATGGGTTGATTCACCTGCTAAGCCAAATCGAACTGATATGCGCCGAAAAGGCCGCTCATATCCGTGAAAACTGGCAAGACATTACTACAGCCGAATCTTGGGACCATGATTCCGGTCTTATCGGCAATGCGTTGCGCAAAGTTACAAATTACTAGGCAAGTGTGCCGATCCTTATATGGGAGTATGAAACGATGACAAAACGCTTTAACCCCGATTATTACGACGGCGCATATCTCTGCCCGGATTGTAACCATATGTCTCGTCACGTTAAATGGATTGGACCGCTTTCTTGGCACTCTCTCAGAGAATGCCTAAATTGCGGAAATGAATGGGCGATTAACGCCTATCCGTTCAGTGACTTTGACGCTCCGGCAGTCCGCCCTATTCACTCCCGTAAACTCTAACCCCGGCAATCATGCCGACTACTATAGGAGAATAGAACGATGACCCATACACCAGGACCGTGGGAAATGACACATTCTGATCCAGCAGAAGGCTTTGATGTCTGGTGGATTGCCGGAAACCACGAACAGGTTGAAATCGGATCAGTCGCCAAAGAAGCCAACGCCCGTCTAATCGCCGCCGCACCGGATTTGCTCAAAACTTTAGAAATGATGGTGACTGCCTTTAACCAGGATCACATAGACCCAATGGTGGCGTTTGCGACTATCGAAAAGGCCCGCACCGCCATAGCCAAGGCTACACAATAGCCCATAACGGCGATTTAAGCGTGCCGGGAGGTCCATCCAGGGTTTCCCGGTACCCTGAACACCAAAAGGATACGACAGTGAGCCCTGACACGTTTAAATCAATCCGCAACCACCTCGGGCTGAGCCAGCGCGGGACGGCCAACCTCCTTCGTATGGCCAAACACGGCGTGCGCAATGTGCAGCGGTGGGAGGAAATCGATCCCAAAACCGGCAAGCCCAAGCAAGACATCCCTGGTTGGGCGGCATTTATCATGGAAATGCTTTACAGCCGCAAATGGCCGGATTTGACGCCGTTCAAACGCAAGAGGCTGTAATGTTTATTGCGCTAACGATCATTATAATTTTACTGCTCTGTTTGGTCATCCCCGACGAGATGGGCGCACTCATTGGGTGGGCGCTGATTTCGATCATAGTTATCGCAATTGCCGGCACGCTGTTTATAGTCGGTGCCGTTATCTTCGCCTAAATAGGCGCGGTGCTATAGAGGTTATAATATGGGCGAAACTCTCACAGTTGACCAAGCTATTGATCACCTAATAAAAAACGGTTATGTCAAAACGCGGCGGCAAGCCCGGAAAATGTTGGCAAAAGCCGTATTGTCCGGCGATTTGCCTATGTATGGATCACCTGTACACAATGACGGATCTATCGGCCCGGTACAACGCGTCCCGATTCCTTAGGCGCCTTTATCTTCGCCTGAATAACCGGGGCGCAATGTTGCGCGGCCTGTTCAATAGCATCCTTGCCCGGTCCGGCGGCCGTGAAAACGGTCCTTGAGTCGCTGCCGCTGCGGTGACGCCCTTGCCAGCGAAACTCCCGTACCGCAGCCGCGCACCACCATGATTTGCGTGCCTTGTAATATGCCCGACAGGATGGCCGGCCTTGCCTAAGTTGCCATAAGGCGATCGCGGCCCGCCATAGTTGCCATGACGTGTTACGGGCATGTCACTTTACTTGACGGTGACACAGGGTATAGTCTAAACTACTTCTATGATCACCGACAAAATAGAATCCATGTTCTGGGATCGCGTGATACCCAACGAAGACTGTTGGGATTGGACCGGCAATCTTACAGTTGCTGGACGCCCCAGGTTCAAAAGCAACGGAAAAACTTATGCTGGCCATCGCGTTTCCTATGAAATCCATAAAAGAATAATTCCCAGGAACCTCTGCGTTTGTCATACATGCGACAACCCCAAATGCTGCAACCCCGATCATCTTTGGTTAGGTACTCACGCTGAAAACCAACATGATTGTTTTCTTAAAGGACGCCGCGCCAAAGGCCTTAAAAACGGACATTATACCAAACCAGAATCGACCGCACGCGGCGAACAACACAAAAGATCAAAACTCATTGAAAACGATGTGCGAAAAATATTAAAGATTGGCGCCACGATGCCACAAAGACAAATTGGCGAAATGTTTAATACCCCGCAAACCAATATAAGCCGAATCCTTCGCCGTGAAGCGTGGAAGCACGTAACCAGTTGATATCGCTACATAATCATACGATCTGAAAAGTTTCACCGCTCGCTGGCGCTGTTGTAAGGGCCGTAAATGTCAGTGTGTTGGAAGCCGCGGTACAGCCCGTGATATCGGTGGCCTGGCCCTGTAGCGCCGCCGTCGCCGTGTCATTGTCGAAAATGATGGTCCGGCCGTTGAATTGATTGTCAACCGTTACACCAATATCGCTTACCATAGTGGTCGTGGTTGGCGTGCCCGATGCCACGCCGCTTAAATTGGTGCTGATGGACGCTTCCAGCAACGGCGCCGAGCCCGCTATGTTGTTGATGGCCGAGACATTGGAGTCCATCCTGGACCCTACCAGCGCCGCCGGCAGACGCACCGCCGCCGCAGACCGGCCGATGGAGAATTGCTGAACAACCTCGCCGATCACCGAAACACTGTCTACCGTACCGGCTGAGACGACACAGTGATAACTCTTACCATTCTCGAATCCGTTAGCCGCCGTCGCCGCCACGCGAAGATTATGCAACCCCGTCACACCGTCAAATTCAAGCGTCAACGTCTCCGCGGCGATTATCTGAGCAATATCATTATCTTCGTAAATCTCTATGGCGCCGGAAGCGAAGGCAAACGGTGCTCCGGTCGAGAACTGTCGCGTGGTGAACTTGAAATCCAGCGTGTCTTCAAGCGTATAGTCTGGAACGCTCATCTAATCAGACCTCCACGTACACCAATAAGCCCCCCGGGGCCGACAAGTCTCCCAAATATGCCGCCCGCTCCTGTCCCCGTAAGAACGCCCGCCCCGGCAAATACCAGGTCGGAGGACGCGATCAGCGCGCCAACCGCCGACAAAACGCCAGAATTACTAAACGTCGGCGCCGATACTCCGAGCGCCGCACCGGATCCAGTTAAAATACCGGTATTGGCGAATATCACTGGCGAGGTGCCGAGAACAGCGCCGGTGCCGATAGCAACGCCGCTGTTAGCGAATGCAAGAGCCGCACTGCCGAGCAACACCCCGTCGCCGGAAAGCAATCCGGCGTTCAAATGCCCGATCGAGGCGACGCCGAGTAATGCACCTACCCCGGTTAAAACCCCGGAATTGCTGAAGGCCGAAGCTGTAACGCCGGTTAATGCCCCGTCTAATGTCGGCACTGCCGTGCCGTCGAACACCAACGCGGCAGAGCCGATTAATGCCCCGGCGCCGGTCAGGACGCCGGTATTGGCAAAGGTCGGTGCCGAGGAGCCAAGTAATGCACCAGCGCCCGTCAATATGCCGCTGTTGGCAAACGTCAAGGCCGCGGTGCCAACCAGCGGGCGAATATACCGGATAATACTGGTATTGGCGAACGTGACCGCTGCGCTACCCGTTAAGGCGCCAGCGCCCGTGACAACACCGGTATTGGCGAAGGCCAGGGCGGCCGAGCCCATCAAAACGCCGTCACCAGATAAAAGCCCGGCGTTCAAATGGCCGACCGAGGCCGTGCCGATTAGAGCGCCGGCACCGACGGCAAGACCGCTATTGGCGAAAACCGGGCTTGAGACGCCAAGTAGAGCGCCAGCCCCCGTCAGGACACCGCTGTTGGCAAATGCCAGCGTGTCGGCGCCAATCAGCGCACCTGCGCCTGTCAGAACGCCTGCGTTGCTGAAAGTCGGCGTCGAAACGCCGAGAAGCTCGCCCGCCCCCGTCAGGACGCCAGTGTTGGCGAAGGTAACGGTGATCGAGCCTATCAGGGCTTCATCGGCGCCCCTGGAGAAATCGGTCAGGTATCGCCGGACGCCGTACCCGTCTAGCCCGAGCCGCGTGGTAATGCCTAACCCCCGAGAGGGCACCGCCGTGTTGGCGAAAGTCAGGGCCGCGGAACCGATAAGGGTTCCCGCACCCGTCAGTATAGAGGTATTGGCAAAAGTCGGTGTCGATGTGCCGAGTAAGGCGCCCGCCCCCGTCATAACGCCCGCGTTGGCGAATGTTAGAGCAACAGCGCCAACCAGCGGGCTTGTTCCTGTTAGAACAGAGGTATTGGCGAAAGCCAGAGCGCTGGATCCAACCAGCGGGCCAGCGCCCGTCAGGACGGAAGTATTGGCGAAGGTTGGTGTTGATGTACCGAGTAGCGCACCTGCGCCTGTGGCAACGGAGGTGTTAGCGAAGGTTAGAGCCGCATTTCCAATTAACTCGCCGCCAGCCGCCGCCGTGGTGATCGAGATGTAGGTTAAATTATTGCCGCCGCCGTCATGGTCCCAGAAGACCCGGAAGTCATACTGCGTGTCAGCGACGGCACCGGAGAAATCCAACCCCCACTGGTGTTCGGTGTAGTCATCACGGACTTGGTTACCACCCGTGTCGGGGTTTACACTGTCGTGTTCCTGGCCGTTAACGTAGCCATCAGGATTGGTACCGGTTGAAAGGCGCTCGCCAACGGTAAGCGCATTACCCTCGACCAGATTGGTCCCGGTGCCAAGTGCCACCGCTGTAGCACCGGTGACGGTCGCAAACGCATCGGCCCCGGTCTTGAACTCCAGCCGGACGGTATCATTGGCCCGCATCCGGTCGCCGTTATCGTCGCCGACGCCGCAACCGAGGATGATATGATCGGTATTGTTGGGCAGCGTGAAGTTGACATCTTCCGTGCCTTGGGCGGTCCGGTTTGCTAAGGCGGTGCGTGAGCCTTTCCCGACGACAGCCATCTACTTTTCCTTAAGGAAGGTGACTATCCCCGCGTTTGCTCTTTATCGGAAAGCACACCAAGGACACTCCAATGCCGACCTTCATCCCCCGCGAAACGCTTGGCCTCTTTCGCCCTCATACGTATCCACTGCGACACCAGAAGTGCTGTTTCATATGGAAGCACGACCTCTACATTGCCAAAGTTCATAACGACATTAGGCCCGTCCGACTCGACAGAGATACGCTCCTTTTGCATAAGCCGCTTTGCATTTGTTAGCATGCCTAATCCAATGTCACGTCCAAGGCTCCCGCGGCAAAGCTAGGAGTGATGCCGTTGGTGACCGCCAGCGACGGGCTTACGGCGCCGAACAAGTGCATGACATCGGACACGCCGCTGCCGACACTAAAGAAATCAACGGTGCTTGATCCGCCGGTAGCCGCAGGGAAGTCGATGGAATTGTCGTTGTCAACCGTGCCAGTAGCTTCGGTCCACTGCGCTGCCCCGCGAGCGACCGTCACACGGGCATAACTCGTATAGGCAGCTTCGTTTGTAAGCTGAGTGCCGGCTTCACCTGGGGTTCCAACATGCAGAGCAATAGTGAAGTTGCCGAGCGTCGTGGTCGGTGGCAGATCACCACCTGTAGAAGCCCCGGCTACTGCGGCAAAAACAGTATTGAGGAAGAGCAAGGTTAACAAACCAGTTTCAAAACCATTCGATGCAGACATAGTGTTTTCCTTATTTAGGTCACGCTGAAAGTGTCGCCCGACACAGGGGCCGTGGACAGCGCGCTAACAGTGAATGTCGGGGTCGCCGCGTTGGTGCTGCTGGTGATATCTGTTGCTTGTGCGCGCAGCGCCGCAGTCGTTGTGTCATCGTCAAAAGTAATAATGCGGCCCTTGAATTGGTCCAACCCGGAACCGGTGGGCGTAAAGGCTGACGTTGGGACCGATGTCGTTGTCCCGCCGGTATCGCATGTCCCGCGGCTAATGGCATCCGCCGTCTTCGCCAAGTTCTGCGCGGCAGTCACGCTCGCGTTGATCTGCGCCAGATTCACATCAGGTATGGCGGTGTCCAGGTCAAAAGCGTGCTGGGCGCTGGCGTTGCCATAGGTTTCGATAACGATGGTCTTGTCCAACCAGACCTTGGTGGCTGTCTGATCGACGATGCGCAAGACGATCCGAGCCGCCTGCATTTCGGTTGCAGTCAGGGCGATCGAGTAGAAATCCCCCCGATCGACGAAACCGCTGCCGGTATTGGCTTGCGCGGCCTCATCCTTCGATATTTGAGTGTCGCCGGCGGCGTGTACGGCATCAACGCGGAGATTGACGCCATCGACTTCAAACAGTTCGAAATCGATGGTTGTGGCCGCATTGTATTTACGGAGGTGCAGACCTTGCATCTAACAACCCTCTATTCGGCGACGAAGTATCGCAATACCACCGCCGCCCGGATCGAAATAGTTCCGCCGTCGCCGGGCTATCCAGTCCCACATCGTTAGTTCGTCGGACAGAAACTTTGCTTCCGCCGCGTTCAGCGCCTTGTTGCACACCAGCATGTGAGAGTAGATGCAACTGGCATTACGCCCGCTGCCGGTGTAATCACCAAAACCAATCGGCGTGGTCGAGGAATAATTTATCGAGGTGTGCGTGACCGTGCCGGTTCCTACGCTCACTCCGTCGCGGTAAAGAGTTTGAGCCGAGACGCCGAACACACACACCCAAACATGGTAATCCCCTATTGCCCAAGAGGCAGTCGGCATCCCGCTGGCAGGCGTAATAAGCGTCCCGGCTTGATTGCTCTCCATTCCATAATCAACGGAACTAGCATCGTCGTTGAGTGTATAGCAAATGAAAGGGGCAATATGAGGCAGAGCAAAATTCGCCCCGGCCATAAGGGCTGAGTTTGATGATGCGGCAGTACGCTTGCCACCAAACACCAACGTCAGTGGCGGGTTGAGTTTCAGATAGGCAGGCATTAACCCATGCAGGCCGTCACTGACGGAATTACAAGCGAAACCGCCGCCTGCTATCTCGGGGATGCTTGACAACACTGGTGTCGCCGTGACGGTGTTCAGGTGCGCGGCCCGTATGATGTCGGGAACGCTGTTTAAGCTTATCGCCCTCGATGCCGGGCACCACGCGCCTAGAATGCCCAAGCGCCGCGCTATTTCAAGATCGGGCAGCAACACTCCCTGCGGTGGTGTCTCTACCATTTTTAGGCATGTATATGGTGGATGCCGACGCCGCCGATGATATTAACGGTGCCAAACGAATTAGCGCCCCTGTTCAGGATCACAATCGCCCACTCCTGGGGCAGCGACCCCAGATACTTCGCCAAACTGGGGATATGCCAATGATAGTTGCTGTTGATGGCCTCGAAATTGATCTGGCCGATGCGGGTGAGTTGATCTTCGAAGAAATCCGTGCCGCTGACTATGACCGTATCGCCATCCGTAGCAGCGGCAGGATTCAATGCCGTGCCGATACCGGACTGCCAGTCGGTGGCGGTGGCGAGGTCGTAATGGGCGATGGCGAAAATATCGGCGCCGTCACCGGCGGTAAATGTACCGCCGCTGTCGAGCATCCCACCGAGTTTGAAATCCGTAAATAGGTTGGTGACGTTGGAAACGGAGTCACTTACCCAATAAGCGCCCGTAGCCAGACTATCGAGTGCGGTGACGCCCGAAATCGAGGCCCAGTTGGTATAGGCTACCTTGGTCGTGGTCATGGGTTAGACCACCAGCGCGTCAACGGCTGCGTTTGTGTTGGTCTGAATTACGGTATCAGCCGCCCCGGTTATTGCCGACAACGCCGCCGCATTGTTGGCGGCAATCATGTAATTCATGACCTGGGGCGCCTTCGATGGCGGGCTTTGCAACGCCTCGGCTGCCCACGCCAACTGCCCAGCGGTTGGCACGCCGTCTATCAACGTCTGGGCTTTTATGGTGATAGCGACCTCGATCTTGGCACGCAAGGCTGAACCACCAGGAGATCCAGTGATATTGCGCAGGTCTTCATAGGTTGCCATGAGCTACTCCGGGCATGAAAAAACCCGCACGTGGCGGGCGATGGTGTTGCGAGTTCGCGACAGTGGGAGGATTGTCAATACAAAGCTGCTGATTTGTCAACGGTTTTCTTGTGTGACATGGCGGCGCCATAGGCCTCGATCGCAGTCAACACCTCCTGTGCAACCAAATCGTCGCCGGGCACGATTTTGTCAACCACTAGGTCTATGACGGCGGCCAATACCCCGGGGGCTAGTCGTTTGGCCCACGGCAGATAGCGCTCGGCATGGGCGTCTGCTATCCATTGCGGTATGTCGTCACCGCCGGCGGGCTCTGCCATGGCCTTCATGCGGGCCGTCATGCAGCCCCTCACAATAGCCAGGAAAACCGCTCGTATTTCCGACGCAGCGCTTTCACCGGCTGCCGACAGATAATGATTGCCATCCTCGTCTACGCTCTCTGCCAACATTTGCACGGGGTCCGACTGCATTTTTTTTTTGGTCTCGGGAGTTGGCGAACATCTGTCGACACGTTGCACGCGGCGGCGCTTCCTACCCGTCATGTTGGGTTTTTAGGACGGCTATGCAATTTAGGGCGGCTATGCAAAGGGCGAGGGGGGGGGTTTGTGAGCTTCCAAAGGTTCTATCGTTATCACCGCATTCCATGAACGGTTTTAGATATATGAATGCCTCCGCTGGTTTTGCTATGGTGTCCCTTGCAAAAACAATTTCCCAATCCAGCCCCTCCGGTATCAGCGTTATGGCCGAATCCATGCTGAACGTGTAGGAGGGTGGTCCTATCGCATGTGAAACCGCCCTTTTTATGGCAATACAGATAGATAAATCTAACTCACGGCTGCCGGCCAGGGCCGCTTCCAACCGTGAAATGAGGGTGTCAGTCATGGGGGTCTCTCAGCAGTGCTGTATGCCACCGGATTGCCCCGTCCAGAACCCAATGAAGTATCGCTTCTTCCCGCGTCAAGCCTAAAGTAGACGCAAAATGGTCAATTATTGCCGTCAGTTTTACCGAATAGGTTACCTTCACGGCGTCATCCATGTCCGTTCCTTGCTAAAAGAAGAGCCCTCGCTAAAAGCCACCCCGCACCAATTATTATGATCGGCCCAAAAACGACCGCGAAAAAAAATATCCATTTCATCTCGTCTATATCAGTCATGGCCGGCCCGTATGTCGGCAGCAATACGTCTGCCAGTCAGATAATGAGTATCTTCCGCCACCTTAGCACACCGCTCGGTCTCTGCTGCTACGGCGTCTCTAAGGGCTTGGGCTATCTGGTCGCGGATGCTGCACCAAAAACCGTCTTCGTCAAAGCCGTCGTCCAATATCTCCCGCGCCTTCTCGTCTGCCCAGTCGGTCATCCGCCGTCGCCTTCTGTTGGTGGATCGATAATCTTCCGTATGCCGTCCAGAACATGCCGCATATTGGATGCCGAAACCGCATCGATTGTGATATCATGCTCAGCAAGAGCGGCTCTTACGGCCACGAAATCCGGCTCTGGAAATATATCTATGGGGTAGGCATTGCACCACTCATAAACGGCATGTTGTTTGTCGCTTAATCTGTCGTTTTCATCGCGCAACTTTTCTATTTCGTCGGCGGCTTCTTGTAAAAACGGATCACCTTTGAACCTACGCAACCGCACTACAATGTCGCCCATGTCAGTCCTCCCACCGCCCTTGGTTTAACCATTCCCGCTCGAAACTGGCGGCTTCCATCCGAACTTCTCCGCTTGCTCTTCCGTCACCAATTTCTCATCTACCATTTTCTGCAATTGGAAGGGCGTGGGGCGAAGCGCAGCTCCCTCCGTTATGCCTCGTTTTACGCGCCAAGTCGCACTTTCAAAACCCGAAGATTCCTCTCTATATAACTTCTGGTCTCTAGTAGGTATCGGTTTGGCATTACCAAAAGCATGCAGTGGTATAACCGTATCGTTGTTTTTATTGGGTTTTTCGTCCTGCTTCTCCCACCTTTTGTTCGCTGACCGGGCGTTCTGGTGACGTTTTAGTGACGAGTTAGTGATTTCTGTTTGTGCGCGAGTGTTGCTCAAATAGCCGTCTTGACGGATCAACTTAGCGTCGTCTCCAGCGCAAAGAAAATCGATAGCCTCCTTACATTTATGAAGCCTCATATTACATCGCCGGGCTATTTTTTCGGGGTCGTCCGGGATCGGTCCGCCTTCGTCGTAGATGCGCATTATAACGATGGTGTAGACGAAGCCTTCATGCGGGCTCAGTTCAGCCACACCGTTGAGGAAGTCGGATGGGTAGCATTTAAACCAGGGTGTCTCGGTCATTTATTAGCCTTGCTTTTCTGCAAATTATATTTTTGACGATAGATCACATAGCAATCTTCGCACCTCGCCTTTCCGCTTTTCCCTCTAAGAAGTGATCTTAAAACCGGCTTTCCGCAAAACGAGCACGGCACCTCAATCTGTATTTTGGCCGCCTCTGACCTTTCCATATGACCATGCGACCGCCTTGATGCTTCAGTGTTGCATTGTCGGCAGCGTTTTGGTCCACCCATTTGGCTCTCGGGATACGGATGACCGTTGGGACAGTGACTTTTTTCAGGTACGGGCACACCGGAAATATGTTTCTCAACGGTTACCACGTGCACGCCCAATTCTTCCGCTATTTGTTTGCCGGTCAGCCCCCGTGACCGCAGATCAGACGCTGCCGCCTTAAACCTTTTGCCTAACCGTTGCGCCCGGCGAAGCGCCGCTAAACTCAGTTTTCCTTCTGCATCATCAAGAGCATTCTGATATTTGGGATTAGCCCTGGCAAATACACGCATGGCAGACGGCCCCGGCATATCGTCATCGCCACACACCTCCCGTACCGTCCGGTCCTGCTCTGCCATTCGATCAGGAATCTTCCAGTAATCAGCATCCTTCCAGACCTTGAACTCACCGGTTAAAACCCGATTTTTATCGCGCGTTGGTGTCTTCGCTACATTGGCGGCAGCAACCAGCCTTCGATAGGGTTGATGTTTCCGACGAGCAGTAGCGCGAGCCTTGTCGGCAAACGCCCCATAATTTTCCCGGCCGCCAAAAGCCTTACCGTCAGCCACCAACTTATCGCCCGCCGCCTTCATTAGAACTCGCGTGCCGGTTGAAATAAGCCCCCTGGTCCATGGCAGGCCGTAATATTCTCTGTATTCGCTCTCGGTCCAACTATGCACGCGCAGATGAGTACCAAGCGCCTTGTAAGCCTTGCCACATCGCAAACATGTGATCCTGTCCGCATCCAAATAAGCATTCACCTCTTTCGGTGTCTTAAAGGACGTTGTGATTGGGTAGCCCGGCATAACCGCCCTTCTCTGATCAGCCCGGCGCGCATGATCAATTTTCTTGCTAAACGTTCTTGGACCGCCAAAAAACCTCAAACCACGATTATCATAAGTGCTCAAGTTCCCCTCCAGCCATAGTTGGGCTTTTCCCAAGGATACCTACCCTCGGTCTTATGCGGCTTGTTCCTCCAGCCTCTCGTTGGGGCTCGAATCCAGAGGCGCGCTACACCCTCTGGACGGTCTTGTGCTTGGGAGGGGACGGTAAAGGCCCCGAGGTTCCCTTGGACGCCGATCGCATCACCAAGGTTCTTATAGCGGCGGCGATGAGAGTCGCTTGCTTACGCCTTACTCGTCTCTCTTTTGAGCCCGCCCCCACCAAAACACAAAACCCTCGCGCGGATTGTGCCGGCGGGGTTGTCTTGGTCTGGTTTTTAAGGTACATTTATTGCGTCCTTATCAGACATTGACGTTAAGCCGTCAAAGGGAATCCGTCAACGAGAAATCGGCTGGCGGATTTTCTTTTGTGGTTTTAAATGGTCGTAGCCACTTGCCTGCACAGGCGGTGCGGACAGTACAGTAAACTCGGTTTCTATCTTCGGGTAAAACTGTCGCCGTAAATGGCAATGCACATTCACCGCATTGCTCTACTTCGCTCCGTTTAGGCAACGGATCTCTCACCCAAAAGGTTATCAGGCATCGCCAACATCTCACTTGATTATCCACCCACCCGCTCCCCCGTATTCTTGAGGTGTGCGGTTATCTTATCGTTTACCGTGGCTATGTACCAAAGCGTGCCGCCCTCGTTTATCCGCTTTAGCGCGGCGGCTACATTCTCTTCCGAGCATTCCGTGGGCGCGGTTACGGCGCACCATGTCGCCATGGCCTCTTGAGCGGTTTGTAAAACGTCGCGCGGCACTATCTTGTAATCGTGCTCGGCAAGGGCGGCTTGGACGGCGCGGGTTTCCTTGGCATATTGACGCCAGTTTATATCAGACTCATACAAACCAGCCGATCCGCACATCGCCCGCGCAATAATTTCTTCCGTGTTCATGGCGTTAGCTTTCGGTACATTGGCAACTCCACGATACCGTCCATGCGCTCGGCGATCTCGTCCAGCTCGCGCGCGGTGGCTGCCCATCCGGCAATCAGCTTCCTACCGTCGCGGCCACGGAACAACGATGCCGTCGCGTGCAAAAAGGCTTTGTCTTTGTTGGCCTGATCGGTCATGTCACTACCGTAATCTTGATCCCGTATAACGCTTCTACAAGCCGCTTTCGCAAGGAAAATGCTTCCGTGAACGTCGGTTTTGATTTAACATCCTCGATAATAACTTCACCGGTGCGGCGGTCCAGAAAGCGGAAATCCGCGGTGTATTTTCCGATCTTCTTGCCCTTGATTATGATCGGAAAAACCGGCTGTATTTCGATCGCCCCGATCTCGTGGGCTTTGAAAAGATACACCAACTCGCCATAGCGTTTGGCCTCGCGGGCACTGTCAAAGGTAATGCCGCCCACCGTGGTTTTTTTGGCGCCGTACTTGTTGCCCATCACCTCACCTCAAAAAGCCGCCGGGACGCAACCAGGAGGTTAACGCCCCGGCGCAGCACAACGCGCCGGGTAGGCATGACGCGCGGTGTCTGGTGGGTGTGAGCTGGATTGTCCAGCCGTGTCGTAACTTCGAAGTGACTCGTGACGACCGCGTGTCGTCCCGTCACACCCGTGAACTGGTGGGGCGCAGCCGTTACCGGCTCCCGGGTTCCGCGAACGCTCGGATTCCCCGATCCGCCGGGCCGCTCAGTCTGCAGGCGCCCCATGATGTGTTGATCTCTGCCGCTCATTCGCTTACCCTCTCGTCTGAAAGTTTCTTATATTTACAGAGTTCCTTTTGCCACTTAGGCTCGGCAAGCTTGCGGAAGATGTCTATTTCGTTGTTGCGGACGGGGCGGAAGCGGAAGCTGCCAAACGGCCATTTTGGCGGATCTTGTTGGGTTTCCCTTAAGAAAAGCCCCGCGTGTTTAGAACAAGTTTTCCCGAGGCCGGTCACTGTATAAATCCAATTCTTTGTCAGGAAGGGGCTTTTTGCATAGCCGTAACCGTTTTCCGTGGCCCACGGATTTATGGCGTCATCCACGCATACCACCAGACTGCCTACCCTGATATCGCTCATGCCGTTAAATCCTTGTATAGCCGCCTTCAAAAGCCTTGGCGGGCGAAAAACTTTTATAACCATCCTGATAGACGACGTAGTAGCCGCCCACTACTGGCATGTGCTTTTTCATGTAGACGACGTCCACGAAGAACGGCGTATAGCCATCTTCTTCCGGCGTTATTATTGCGCCGAGGGGTGCTGTGTCGGCCTTGACGTCGATTTGCTTTATCTTCAGCGCCCAAACTTCCTTGTGGCATTTGTAACGGGGCATTTCAGCCGATGTGCCTTCTGTGGTTTCGTTCATGCTATTGCCTGTTTGTTATGAATGGCATGCGCTAGATTACTCAGATGGGGCCACCGAGTTCGAAACAGCGCGCTGATTTTTTCGGGGGCAATGTGGGCGCCACACTCTTTCTGAATCAGGATGCTTAACGACTGTTCCGGGTTTTTGTCTTCAAAATCACTGTTCATGCCGTGGTTTCCCGGGTTTTCAAGAAGTCGTTTGGTTTTACCGCGCCGCCGGTTTCGGTCAAAATGCGAACCGCCACATCACGGCCGGGCCATACAGTGCCATTGCATATCGCCGTGATATAAGATGGCGACATCTGAATCCGCGCGGCGAAATCCTTGCGTTTAACACGGTGCTTTTCAAGCCAGTCTGATAATTGCATGAACGCACCCTAACAGTAGGCCTACACCCTGACAACAATTATTTTCATATTCGGTGCATTTTATTATTGCTTTCCATTTCAGTGTAAATTAATATAAACCTAATCACCCGATGGAGAGCGATAGATGGCAACCAAGCCCCGCACCAAAAAAGCCAAGTGGGCGAAACCAGCACCCAAAAAACTTTCGGACTTCGACCGGGTGGCAAACCGTGTCATTGCCGCCGTTGACGAGTTAAACGCCGCTTTGAAAGAAGCCGCGCCGCTTGAAGAAATTCAAGTCCAGATTCGCAGCGACGATGAAGTGCCGCGCAACTACTACTACAAGATTTACCACCTCACCCACATGAGTTTGGGTTTCCAGATAACGCGCCAAGAGCCGCTTTGGCAAGCAGTCGAAAATACTTCGGAAAAGCTGAACATGGAGATGAAGGCGCGGGTTTTCCGTAAGGATAAATCAGGAGCCACCCCATGAAACGACTACCCAAAACCCCGTCCCGCTTAATCCGCCTCGCCATCGCCGATTTCCGCCGCGTGCTGAAGCTCAAGAAAACCTATGTCGTGGATATGAGTGTATGGCACAAACCAAATAACCATTGCAGCGTCTGTCTCGCGGGTGCCGTCATCGCCGGGACGTTGGGGGCGAAACCAGATGAGAACCTAGGCCCCTTCGATTATAGCGACGCCACGGCAGAGGCGCTGGCGGCACTCGACGAATTCCGCGCAGGCTACATATCGGACGGGCTGAGCCGCCTGGACAAGGCCGACCTCTCCAAAACCAAAACCGATATCGTCGAAAACCTGGAAGATACTATAAGCAACGAAATCCAACAATCCATGGATAATAAGGACTGGCGTAGCTTTAACCGCCACATGCTCAGGCTTGCCGATGAGCTGGAAAAGATAAGGCTGTGACCATGAAGGACGGCGGACCGGCATATCCAACGGATGCTACAGATTTTCGCGCCGGCATGACCATGCGGCAATTTTACAAGGCGGCGGCGCTTGGCAGCATCCCATTGCGAAGGTGGGGCCATTTAGGCAAGGACGAAATTATAGCTGCATGGGTTACGCTCGCCGCCGAGGTGGCCGACCAAATGATAACCGAAGACGAGGAACACTCATGACCCAACCGCACCTCACAGGCCTCACCGCCGCCGATCTACCCGGCCTCACCACAGAAGAGCTGGCCGCTGCATGGCACGATACCCAAGCTATACGCCAAGACCTCTGGGCCGCTCGTTTCAAGCGGGTGCTGACCGACATCGAAGAACGCGAGGGACGGAACGTCTTTCAGCTTTGGTGCGCAATAGAGCGTGAGCAAGGCAAGCGGAGAAACCTGAAATCCGAGCAGAAACAGCACGATATGATCCAAGGAACAAAATGACATGAAAGGTCTTTGTCCAGATTGTTTGACCATGCACACCGCCGACACCGCCTGTCCTGCCGTGTTGTGCGCTCGTTGCGGTGAGCTGATGCACAGCCCCGACGAGGCGGAAGGCTGCCGCGATCCGGCGTGTCCGCTGCAGGAGCCCGCCGAGATACTCACCATCAACCGTCTCGACCAAAAGCCGATGAAACAGACGACACACGCGCCATGGGGGAAAAGATGAAACCGGGGGATCGATATATAGGACGGCTGCGCGTTATAGATGATGGCGACGATGAAACCGGACAGATAATTTATCTCGCCACCGACGATGACGAAGAAGTGGTGATTGCCGAAATACTTGAGTTCGGTCTGAACGACGCAAAACAACTGGCGACGGCAGAGACTCTGCGCGATTGCTGGAACACACTCGAAGGCATAGACCCGGCAGCGGTGGCGGATCTGCGGGAATCCCTGCAAGCCGCACACGACACGCTGGACACCATCTGCAAGGCCGGGCACGTCCATATTGTATCCGCCGCACTACCGCATGGCCATGGACTGGATAGCTTTCGCGCCGCCCTCGCCAAAGCCAGCACAGCCACAGGAGAATAACATGCCGTTCGATCTTGATCCCAAATACATCGAAACCACCGAAGCCAAAGTACTGCGAGACGCGGCGGCTTATATCGAGGAACATGGGTGGTGTCAGAACCGTTTAGGAAATTCTGCTCCCTACGATGTCCACGGCCCAGTTTGTGTTGGCGGAGCCTTTATGCGCGTGCTCGACACCGACTATCTCCCATTGGCCCTGTGCCATCCTGCTGCCCGCGCCTTTGAAAAGTATGTTGACCGAAGCTATGTCGGTTTCAACGACACCCCCGGCCGCACCAAGGAAGACGTCATAGCCGCCCTTAACGGTGCCGCTGATATGTCGGAAAAGACGCCATGAAAGACCGTGCCAGCACGATTTTCGCGGCCGTCGTCATATTCGCCGTCGTTATGCTGGCCATGTGGACGATCGGAGATATGCCGTGACCGAGACAATCGAACAGCAGATGAAAGACCTCATACACTCCGCCGTAAACGCCGCCCTGGAAATTGCTGCCCAACTAGCAGACGAGAGAGCGGAAATTGCCCAGGGCACCTCGTCGCGTTGGCTACATGAACCCAACGCCCTAAACTTGGTGATCATTGAATGCGAAGACCTTGCCGCATCCATACGGAGACTGAAAACCGATGTCTGACACCATGGCAGAGACACGACAGGAGAGATAAATGCAACACACGACAGGAGAACTGCTCGAGGCCGCCATCGCCATGCTGCACGATGCGCCGAAGGTTGACATCAAGGGTAAGAAATATAGCACGGTCGCGACACGGGTACAGTGTTTCCGACAATACTTCGCCGACTGGTCGATCATCAACACGCCGTTCGGCATAGAAGACGCCTGGGTAAGAGTGAAATGCGAAATCAGCGATCCAGACGGAAGGGTGATCGCGTCCGACATGGCCGAGGAAAACCGCAGCCAGGGGCCGATCAACAAAACCAGCGCCTTGGAGAACTGTACCACAAGCGCCATAGGACGGGCACTGGCAGCCTTCGGCCTGCATGGTGGTGAGTATGCCTCGGCAGGCGAGGTGAGCAACGCCATCGCGGCACAGACGGAAGAGACGGCAAAAGACGGCGAGAAAAAGATGGGCTGGACGAAATCCGAACTGAAAGCCGCTTCACACGATATTTCAAGTCAGATCCATGCCGCAGAAAATATGGACGAGTTGCAACAATTCTGGGAAAGCGCCGAAATCAAGTTAGCCCGCACCAGAATGAAAACCCATTATCCCGAGGGGCTTGATGCTGTCATGGAAGCAAAAGAGCACATGAAGGATCGGTTGACCGACGACGAGGAACGCCGCGCCATACAGGGCGAGCCGCAATCAAACTTGGATGCGGGATGATGATCGTATCCGAAGAAGACTGTGACCGCGCCGTTGATTTTATCCGCGACCACGCGCCGATCGTTGCAAAAGCGCGAGGCGAGCTTTCTTATGTCGAGGCTTATGGAAAGTCCCTCAAGGCCGTGATCATGAAGCACTCCGACGAAAAGAGCGCCGCCGCGCAGGAACGTGAAGCCTATGCGTCACCGCAATGGGTAGAGCATTGCGGAAATCTACGGGATGCCACCGTTGCTTTTGAGTTGGCGCGCGGCCTGGTGGACGCGGCGAAAATGCGCATAGACGTTTGGAGAAGTGAGAGCGCCAACAACCGGAAGAACTTCTAGCATGGTAGACTGGCAACCCATAGAGACGGCGCCGAAGGACGGGACGTGGTTCTTGATTTGGCGAACTGACGAGGGGGCGGAAAGCTGTGAAGTCGGATGTTATGACCCAACCTATTACTACGATTATGTCGAGGTGGACGTCGGATTGTTCAGACGCTACAAGGTTAGAGTCTTATGAGTGGCGCGGGTTCAATAATTTTCATCGAGCAACCCACTGGATGCCCCTACCAGAGCCGCCAATATGACAAAGACTATATATTTTTTGTTTTGTGGGGCGTGGTTCGCGCTGGGACTTTCGTTAGGTACAATGTTGATGCTGTGGATAACATAACAATATGATGTCCCGCATAAAACCCCCAGGAGGCACCGTACAGCGCCAACAGCCGTTTGATACCGCAGGGTACCAGAAAACCTTCAAGGACGCGGAGTGCGAAGCCTGTGGCGCCGTGGGGACTACCGTCGGTGCGCATTTCAACTTCGAGGCCGGCGGCATGGCATTTCGCGAGCCCGGCGCCGTCGCGGGGCTGTGCTTCGCGTGCCACAATATCGCGGACGGACGCACCAACGCCAGCAAGGAAGAACGCGATAAAATCTGGCTTCGCGTGTTGAAAAACGTGTTGAAGGCCAGGGCGATGGCCTGGAAGACCATCAAATAACAACGGAGGCCTTACGCCAATGGCTGCCCCCGCCTGAAGGCGTTCGCCTTCCCCCTCCAGCCCAAGGCTGGATTACCGTTTACTATAACAAGGAAAAGAGACATGGGTAATGAAATAATGGGATATTTTGCAAACGAGGCAGACACCGTCCCGACATTTGACCCCGGATTATCTGCCCCCTGCCCGTTCTGTACTTTGCCGGTGCGAAGCAAGCCCGTGAAAACAATATCTTTAATGCATGTTGGTGGCACTCGTTCATATTTCTACCGCGCTCATAGGGATTGTTATGAAGGGGCGGACGAGGAAGAGATCGGGCATTTTGAAAGCAGTTTTATAGATTCACCGTTGCACAATGGACTGCTAAACGCAAAACAGCCCGACCCACCGAAGTGAGCCGGGCAAGCACACCCGCCCTGTTTCCTCAGCTAAAGGAAGTTGAACGGGATATCGGGTGCGCTATCTACAGGAAAGAGAGGTGATGCCAATGCAGCCCAAATTAACGGCTATAGATCCAAATTATCTGACCCGCCGTCCCGAGCACGACGTTAAACTGCTCAATGAAAGGATAATGGCATAACCTTTCATAGTGGTATTTCACTACTCAGCAGAAAGAAAGGCCGCCAGTGCAAAGAGCGCAATAATAACCGCCATGACCTTTATAACGCCACGAGCAAAGTCCTTGTTCGCCTGATAATGTTCCCGGTTAAGCGGTCTGAAACTCATCGGATCGTCCCTTTGGTGACAAATGCAACGAAAGGATAATGGCGCAACCTTTCATAGTGGTGTTGGCTAAGAAAGGTTTTATGACGCCACCTTCAGTTCAACCGGTTCGTAAATCCACTGGCGAGCAATCTCACAAAGCGCCACGAACACGGCATCCTTGTCCTGTTCAAGCTTGCCTAGTTCGGCATAAGGAACCAAGTCGGGGTGGATACGTGCTTCACGGTCGTATTTCTCACCGTGTTTCCATCCCATGGTGAGATAGGCCTGCATCCAACTGCCGTGCAGTTCTTTTGGCGAGGACGAACGCTGTGGCCCGCACTGCCTTTCAATGACGTCAAGAAACTGGTCCCTGAAATCCTGTTCACGTTCGTCCCAAGGCACCGGGACAATAGGTGCGTTAGCGGCGGCGGCGGCAAGGCGTGCGGCATTATAAACAAATTCAGCGCGTCTCTCGGTGATACTCATTGGCTCTCTCCTTATTAACCGCTATTATACGACAGCCATCCGCCCAACCGCACGCCCCAATACATCAACCGACGTTTCCAGCCCGGCACCGCGCCTTCGAGCATGGTGAAAAATATCTCATCCGCCTGCTTTCGCTGCACCCGCGCGGTGCGATAAAACCAGTCATGCAGCACCGCGGCTTCGATGCCGTCGAACCGGCTGACGAGGTTGCGCATGCCGAGCGGAACCGATGTCAGATCGGTGGCAAATCCCTCCGGCACAGTCCAGTCTCCTACCTGAAAATCCGCGCCCAGTACAAACTTGTGACTTGAGCGCAGGGCCTTCAGGCGCCGCACCAGCACCAGGTCTGTTTTCTGCGTCAGATCCAAGTCATTGTTCCTTTGGTTCTGCGTGATAAATCCTGTACCGATGCCAGTTGCATTCGATCGACAACGGCAGTTCCGCGGCACGAAACCGGCGGCGGATATGCGTCATCGCAACGCTTAACACGTTGGTGAGCGGTTGTTCGGTGCCCCCGTAAATGGCGGCCATCAACTGATCTTTATGGACCCACTCGTATTGGTGTTTCAACAGTATGTGCACGATCACGGTCTGGTTCGGCGATAGTTTACAACGCAGCCCCGCCACGAAAACCATGTTTTCCTCAAGCGAGCATTTTATATTGTTCCATAACGGAAGCGTCTGGCGGCAGCAGGGACACCTATCCGGCGGGCGACTGTTCATTTCGGACGTCTGATTCGAGCGTCACGGCAGAAACCACTGCAGTTTCACGAAGACGCTGGCGACCAGGGTAACCAGCGCCATGAGGGCCACAAAGTTGCGATTGTGCTTCTTTTCGCAGGATTGCAAATGAGTCCGCAGCGAAACCTCGACAGCAGTCAGGCGCTCACCATGGTTTTTCTGAGCCATTACGTTTTCGATCCTTTTTTCAAGGCTTCCCATCCGTATCCGCTCAGGACAGGCTTGGCGCAGCCGTTCGCTTTAACCATGACCAATGTCCAGGTACTATCATCAGCTTCGGGGCCGCTGGCCCACAGCTCGACAATCCAGCCGTCGTGCGTGACACCGATCGCCACCGGGCTTTCGTTCCACTGGAGCTTGTATTGGCGCAACAATCTGTCGTGTTGCGCCCAATCTCCGGTGCATATCTGGCCATGGGTGGGAGATGAAAAAACCGCCAATAATACGGCGGCGATCAGAAAGGGCGAAACATCAATCGTCAACCAGACCCAGCGCCCGTAGATCACCCCATGTCACGGGCTTGTTGTCGGGATTGGCTTGCCGTTTGGCGGCCTTCTCCGCTGCTCTTGTCGCTTGCTTTGCGTCATGTGCGGCCTTGCGGGCATCACGGACAGCCTGCGGCTCTACGGTTTGTTTTATGGCTTCGCTCATGACCGCTTCCTTCTCCATACGCTGATATCGCCCTGGGCCTTGAAGGTAGACCCGCCGGACCATAGGAACTGAATGTCCTCAATGGCGTTGACGCCCTGAAGAAACTGGGCGCCGCCGACGACATTGCGAAGGGCAACGCTCGCGGCATCGTTCATGATAAAACCGTTCCAGAAACAGGTGGTATTTTCCGATGCGGCGTTTGGATTAATCAGCGTGATCTGGACGGTGTTGAAGTTTCCAGCATCATTGCCGAGCAGTGTGGTATCGGTGGTTAAGGCAATCTCGGTTTCGGATTCCATTGCCACGTTACCGCCGCCGAGCTGTGCGTTCGCCTGATAATCCCCCGGACCGGCCTCGAAAGACACACCGAGATCATCGGAAAACCGCAGCCACAACGCTTGTATATCGGTTGTCGGCGCGAAAGCTTCCAGTGTGATAATGTAATCAAAGCCCGCCGCGAGGTTGTTTACCTCTATGGTGGTGGCGAGGGTCAGCGGGTCGGACTTGACGAACTCAAGCACACTGGGAATAATAGCGGTACCGTCCGCCCTGGTATAATTGACGCATTGTACCTGATTGGCGGTATGGGAAAACCACTCCGCCACATCGCCCGCCGCCGTGGTGATGTTGGCCTCACCCGGCAGATCCATCTTGGTGCCGTCGTGGGTCAGGATCAGGGCGCCGTCGAACTGGGTGAAGAAATGCCGGTTAACCGCGACTGTGAAATCGGTCATCGTGGTGGTGCCGGTGATGTCGAAATAATCACCATCCGTGTCGATGGTCATGTTGGTGGCAGAAGCAATGTCGCCGCCCTTGTCCATGCCGATCAGATTGCCGTTGGGGTCTAAGGCGCCGCCGAGCTGCGGGCTGGCATCGCCCGAAAGCTCGACAAAGGACGAGGCTGGACTGAGCAACTGAAATTGCGTCCCGTCATAGACGATATCGGCCTTCATCCCCAAGATGATCTCACTGGTGCCAACGGCCGTGCCATCCGGCCATTGCAAGGCTTTCGCCCCAATGGCGTTCACATTGATTGTCGCTGCCCCGCCCGCATTGGCGGCATGGAAATCCAGACATATGCGAAGCCCGTCGTAATAGGCCGCGATCGATGTCTGATTGAGCGTGACCACGTAAGCGGGTTGCGTGCCGGTGGTCAAAACCGAGCCGTTGGTGTCTTTTTCATGGCGCGAATGAACGGCCATGATCTCGCGCCCGATATTGTTGATCTTGTCGGACGTAATGCCTTCCGGCCAGCCATCGGGCTGGGTGAAGTTATTGCTGCCCGGCGTGTTCGACCATTCGTTGAGATATTTAGCCATTACTTATCCTCTGTCACGGAGCCCGGTGCGATTTCGTTCACAAGCATTCTGATGTCGTCAATATGGCCCAGCCCCAATACCGCTAATTGCTGCGCGACAAACTTGGACCGAAAGTTAGTCCTGCCAAGCTGTTCGAGCGCCGCTAATTTGGCCGGATCGACAAATGCGTTCACCAACGCCCGGCGGGAATTTTCCTTGCCCACGCCAATAACAGCAGTGAATGCTCTGCCGCGTACCGAAAGGGGCGGCGCCGCCACCCTGGTAAACCGGAACAGCCCCCTCAAAGCCGTTCCTTCGTTGAATATAGCGGCCAGGTCATGAATAGTGCTTTGCCCCTGTTCTTGGGTAAGGGTTCCCCGTCTTCGGCTTTGGAAATTGCGGATTATCCTTAAGCGCCGCAAATAATCGCTGCCGAAAACTTCTTTCAGATGAGCCTGGATATTTTGCCCCTGCGGCGGATCGAGAATGCGGTTTATGGTAGCCGGGGTGGGCGGCGCACCATCGGGAGAAAGTTGCTTCAGCACAAACCGTTTAACGGCGCCATCGAATTCTGCCAAGCGTTCCGGGGCGTCCCTTTTCAAAAGATCGCGGGAACGCTTGAAAGCGGGAAACTTGCCCGGTTCCAAGAGTTGCCCCACCATGTTCTGCGGGTCCATCTTCGTGAGGGCCAAATCCGTTGTCTTGTTGATCTGGGCGAGCGTTTCCTTTTCCTGTGCTATCAAGGCATCGACGGCTTCCTTCTTGTTTTTCGCGTTCTTGATCGCATTGAACTGCCGCTCGGAAAGGATCTCCTGGATGGCCTCCAGCTTTTGATTAAACCGGCCAGGGGTTTCGGATACCCAGTCGAGAACACCGCTTCTCACGGTATTAAGGGCGCGGGGACCGGCATTCCCCGATTTCTGTAGAATAGATGCCACTGTTCTGGCATTGCCGGGGTTCGACAGAATGTTCGGGATAACCCTCTCATCTGCGACCAAAAACCCGCCGCCGCCTTCTTTCTCGGGACGAAGTTTAAGAATGCGGCCAATGACACCGCGCTCGTATTGTAATTTGAGGTTTCTGAATTCTGCGTTGTTTCGAAGTATTTCGGTTAGCAATTCGGGATCTTGTTTTCTGAGACCCGCTCTCATATCAAGCCTGAGCGCGGCCCCCACGCGGGCAAGAACCCGGCGTTGTTTAGGCGTCAAATCCCCCCTGCGCAAAGCTTCGTTGATATTGGATAGGTCGTTCATGACCTCCTGCAGTGTGGCTGGTTCTTTTTTGATATTCGTATATTTTCCTTGAGAATTCAGCCGATAAACAGACTGGACTTTAACACCCGCATCCCTGGCTTCCTCGATGAGATTCATGGCTTCTTTTTGAAGCGACGGGAACTTGCTTTGCTTAACCTCCCGGGTGAGGGCCAACCCCACGCCACGGGTTCGGTGCAGTGGAATCTTTATGTTTCCGCCCTGCGCAACCAGCGCATCCCTTTCCGTCTTCAACGGCGCCTCAAGGGCGTTCATGGCCGATACCATTAATGGGCGAGCTTCGGAAGCCGCCGTATCGGCGTCAAGGGCGGTACCGAAAGCCGCCCTGTCGGCGACAGAAGCGCTTTCACGACCTTCCTGGGTCAAACCGGCAACCGTCGCCCGTTCACCCTCTATCTCTTGAATCGCAATATCCCTGACGGCTTCACCGGCCAAAACATCGTCCGTGGACGGGGTGACTTTCGCCCCAAAAGAGTCATCGAGCGCTTTTTGAACAGCCGTATTGTTCCGGGCGTCCAATTCTTTCAGGGGCGCACCTTCGGCAGTCCTCACCGCCGCATTTTCACCCCCGATAATGCCAAGATCGCCGGAAGCCTCGCCCAAGGAAAGCTGTGCTTTCGTGCCGCTTTGAAGGCCGTTGAATTCATCTTCAAGCCGGCGGGATTCGACAATCTGGTTGGTAAAATCCTCTTCTTGCTTGGCGGACCTCAGTTGCAGATGGACGCGCTCGATATCTCTGGGTAGCTGGCGCCCGGTTATCCTCTGGAACACACCAAACAGGAATGTCCCCACCGTACCGGCGCCGGCTGTAATTCCTGCTCTAACCAGAGCGGCTTGGTGTATCTGAGAATCGCTGACCGGTTGTCCACGGGATTGACCCATATTCAACCGGGTTACTTCCGTTGCATAGGCCATCGCGGATTCGGCGGCAAGGGCCGCTGGAATGCTATGCGCGCCACCACCGGTTACGGCAAACGTCAGTATAGCTGTCCCGACTTCAGGAGCCGTCTGAGCTATCTCGGGCGCCGCCGCGGCGAAGTCACCCAGCGTGATATCGCCCCGGTTAAACGGCCTGAACTTGGTTTCTCCCTGGGGTCGGAAAATAATGCCGGCAACCGAATCTTCCGATACCTCAACAGGCTTGTCAAAATGTCTTTCAAGAGCCACGCGGATACCGTCCTGGCCCATCAAGCCCAGAGCTGCTTGAAACCGCGCTTTCGCGGGAGCGTCATCGGCATTGAGGCCAAGAGCTTCCATGAGTTTTGTCTGGGGGAAATCGGTTGGGACAGACGCTGAACTAAAACTGCCAGATTTCGGAACATTGATTTGTCCCGTTGGACGATTTATCCCTGCTGCTTCGTCAAGAGGGTCTTTTGCCCTTTCTTCCGCGAATGCCTGCGCCTCGGAGTTCGGCGTGCCTTCAGGCATAAGAACGGTAATTATTTCATCATCAACCTGAACGTCGATTTCCTCCATATTGGTCGCCATTACGGACTCCCGGCCTTGCGGCGCCCAATAACCCGGTTTCCGCTATTGGCAGTCTTGCCCCCAAACAACAAATTGCCGCTGAAAACAGGATCGGCGAACCTTCCCAATCTCTGCCTGATCTTTTTCCTGAAACCGCCGCCCGCCAAATCCTTCAATCGAGCGCGAATATCCGGCGCTAAACCAATATCAATTTCATCCTCGATTCTGGATACGGAGTTTCTAAGCGATGCGAACATTGCCCCAAGCGCCTCTCCCGGCGAAAATGCATTTGCCCCCACTTGCGTTAAGCCTCTCTGGATATCATCATCACTCAATCGGCCCTTTTCTTCGGCTCGCGCTTTCAAAATAGCCAAGTTAAGCATGGTGCTTTTAAACTCCGCGCCCTCCGTAGCCATATTGCCAAAGTCAAACTTGTCTTGCGCTTTGACATCACCCCTCGCCGCCTTGCCTAGCGTGCTGCTCAAACCGGGATTGGCTTTAACAATCGCGGCCACTTGTGATCGGGCGCCAGCAATAAGTTTGCGAGCACCGGCGACAAGCGCCTGCACGTCACCACCAGACTTTTCAAGAATGTTTGCAACCGTTACAGTAAGGCGGGCAGATGTAGCGACAGCGGCGGCCCTATCCCTGATTACCTGGGCGGCCTTTGTGCCTTGATTGGCCTCTCCCCTGGCCAGTTGTGTTTTTATGACATCGGCCAGGGACTTGAGACCACTTTCCTCCCTGGTTCTGAGAAGCTTATCCTTATCCAAGAATTGCGCCTTGGTAATTTTGTTCTCGGCAAAGTCCGCGTTGTTCTTGGCAATGGCACCACGGGTTTTGTTTGTTTGATTAAACTGAGCTATTTGCTTTTTTATATTACCCGTCGCGTCGGCCTGAGCCGCGGCGGCCGACACCTTGAAAAAAGTATCGGCATCCTCAATGCCCTTGAAAACGGATATTTGACCCTTTGACAGAAACGGTTCCATTCCCTTTATGAGATCATCTTTATTCTTCAGAAAATTGGACTGCCGCCTCAACGCCCTGTCGTTCTTCTGAAACGTCTGAAGCAGCCCGGCTTCCTGGATGGCCGAGAATTTCTTGAATGCCGCGTTTCGATCTGCCCGCTGGAGCGAGGAACCGATCTGGCCAAAATCCACGCCGGGGAGCGGCTGAAAGCTGGTTTGCGGCCTGAACGCTTGGGAAATTCCGAGCAACAAGGCACTGGTCTTGTCCGAGCCAGCCTGTCTCTTCAGATCGGCCAAAGTCTGGGCTAATTGCGTTCTTGATGTCGCCATGTCAACTCCTGAATTATTAACCGAACAGGCTCTTGGCAATACTGGCCAGGCCGGCAATGTTATTGATGGCGCCCGACCCGCTGGAGAAGGTCGGTCGAGTCTGCTGCGATTGATTGCCAAACTGGCCGCCGCCGATCAGGGCCAGTACCTCGGCGATACGCTGGCGTGGTTCCTGTTCGGCGAAGTTGAAGCGGTTCAACTCGTCCTGTACCTCGGCCCCCAATTGTCCCTCGCGCTGTATGCCGACATCTCTCAGGGCGGCGATGTTCTGGAAATCAATCTGCGCTAGTTGGGGAGCAAACTCGGCCGCGGCAAGCTGGTTCTGCCGCTCGCGCTGGAAATCCTGGAAGGCCAAAGGTGCCAGGGCATCGCCGACGCCACGGCCAAGAGCCTGGGCGTTGCCCTGCGAACCCAACCTGCCGGACTCGGAAAACAGGGCGTTGATATTGGAACCGATATCACCCGTGAGCCGCTGGGCAAGCGCCTGGAAGCCGGGATTCTCACGCTGCAGGAAGTCACCGCGAAGGGTTTGGCCGATGATGTCCTGGGCGCCCTGTTCCAGCGGCGAGCCGCCCAGGGCGCGCTGTTCCTGAAGCTGCAGGGCGTCTTCGGTCTGAAACGAAAACGGCACCACGGTATCGAAATCGGGAGCGTTCACGGGTATGCCGGCAAGCGCTTCGGCCTGTGGCAACAGCCGTCCCAGCGCGTCTTCCACCGCCGGTATGGGGCGATTGGATACCGTTGTCGTTGCCGAGCCACTTGGTTCGGAGCCACTGAAAAGATCGAAGCACCACCGGCAATAATCCGTAGGCAGCATTTCGCCGTCGCCGTGAAGTTGCTCGTCAAAAAGCCGTTTATGCAGACTCATAATTTCTTCTCCAGGACAACACGGCCTCCCGTGTACTGTGGCAACATTCTCGCAAATCCTTTTCTCGCGCCCATGACGACGACTTTTTCACAACCGGCCGCGCGCGCATAATCCTCGATGATACCGACGCGATCTATCCACTCTCTCATGCGGTTGCCCGCTATCCCCAACAGCACCAGATCTCGGGCCTTGGGATAGGATATCACGGTGGTGAGCAGCACGCCTTCGATCTTTCGGTCAAGGGCGATCCAGAGTTGCCAGTTGCCGGCCTCCAGTGCGTCGTAGACATCTTGTAATTTGTAATAATCGCAAAGACGTGGGATGGCCGATATCCACGGCGCCGCGAGAGGAAATATCCTGTCCAGTTCCCCGGGCTGTACGCCATGGACGATCACTAGAAAGCTTCGCCGCTTTCCGCCTCATCCTGGCTCTGGCCTACGTCTGGGTCGTTGCCCTCGTCCGCCGCAGAATCAGGACCCGAAATACCCGGATCAAAGCCTTCACTATCCAGTGACGACCCTATATCGTCGAAATTAAATCCGTCAAAGGTGGTTGACCGATCGATATCGATGGATTGATCGAATTCAGGATCGAATCCCCGATTGCCCAACCCAAACGAAGAAAACGGATCGCTGAGCGAATCGGCCTCGGTTAAACTGTTCATGATATCGAAAAAAGGTTCAGCAAAAAGGCCCAAACCCGGCACAGCCGCAGCCAGCGACTTTGCAACGCCGTCAGGTGTCGCAAACCGGGTATCGAGGTTATCAGCAAGATCGCCCAGGCGCCCACCGAACAATCCACGGTCCACCGGATTTCCCGTGTCTTCCCGGTCTGCTTCATCATCGCCTCCGGTAAAATCTTGTGGCCGGGCCGGCGCGATGGCTCGGCTGAGAATCTGTTCCACCAGATCGCCGCCGGACAGGAAGGCATCGCCCAGCGGAGACGGTCCGCGTCCCAGCGTCGAGCCGATACGCGGCGGAAACGAATGCGGTTGATCGCGCGGCACCAGACCCTGACCCTGGCCTTGACGAGCTATCTGGGCCAGGATTTGCGCTAAGTTGGTTGCCATTGTGTTACCCTAAAATTGCAAAAGCGAATTCGCGAGCGTTCGTCGATGCCGTGTGCGTGATCGTCAAAGTGCCGGTGCCCCTGTTGGCTTTCAGAATATACATACTTCCAGATGCTTTTTCGGTAGCAGCGGCGGTATTCATTGGATCTAAAATAACCACGCTTTCCGGGCCTATGAAATAATTCAACAAAACCGTCGTGGTTGCCACGCCATTGGCAGTCAAAAGCACCCTGCCGGTTGAGTTTATCTTGCCATCGATCGCCAGATTGGCCGTGTCCGCCGTCTCCCCTGTTTCCGATGTTTTGGGATAGCCCGAAATTCGCTCAATTATGCAGTCCGGATCGACATTCGAATTAACCTCTGCCGGAAAACGGTATACATCGACTTCCGCCGGCCCGGATTGGATGTTTCCGCAAGCCGTCACATGCTGGAGGGCCATGAATTCCCAGAGACCGCTCGGCGTTACGCCCCAATCGCCAGAAATAAGCCACTTCGTTCCGTCATGCACCAACCCGGTTACATTTCCACCGTCCGCCGGTGTATCTTGGTCCCACAACCGAGAACCAATTTTGATCCTCTGAATATGGGTTGTCGTCATGTGGATATCGGTGCCGGTTGTCCCCTCGACGGTAAAGTCATTTACCGCTGCTTGATGATTATTGATAAGATGACTTAAGGATGCGTCGAATACGAAAGTATTCTCTCTCACCGTCATCAGTTCACACGACCAAGCCTGCTTATCTTGAACGATACCGAATACCAGCGAGGCGGTCCCGGTAATCGTGTTTTTTCGAATCATCACGACGTCCGATGCAACTCGGATGATTCCAGGACCGATCGTGCAATCCTCTATTAACAAGTTATGGACGGCGGGCCCTTCCTGGACATTGCCGGAGAAAGTGCAATTGCGACCAATACAAGTGTCAACCTGCTTGTCCAGCTCAAAGGTGACAAAGGTGCATTTCTCCGCCAAGTAAGATCGATTCTCACTTGGGGTAAGAAAACTAGGCCCAGTTACATTCTTTACAATTAATGTATCGGCAGAGAGCAAGAACGAGTCAAACCCGCCACCGTTCGCCACCCAGGTTCCCCCGTTAAACTCAATATGACGTGGCTGTGTAAAAGCCGTTCCCCTGTCCAGGTTGAGTATGCGGGCCTTGCCGACATCCGCGGAAAAAATAGGAAGGTTCTCGTCGGGCCAGTCGTCTTTTTCGTAGGCGTAAATCGTCGGGTTGAGCAGCGTCAGCGTTGACCCACTGACAACGGTGATCTCATTGTATTCAAAAAACCTTAGATTTGGCGGAAAACCGCCTGTCTGTTGATTAAAACCATGCAGCAACACATGATCGCCAACCGCGAATGTACCCCCGGCTTGTAGAACTACTTGAGTCGCCCCGACTGCCGTGGAAGCAATCGTGTCGCCTTGGGTATAAGTCTGTGTAGTGCTTTCCGGGATATCACCGCCGGTGTCCCATATGCTGTGGGTGTTGAAAGGCCGCTGATCCGCCGAAAACGCCGAGGCGCTGGTATTCTTGAAGGTCACGCCCGTTGCATTAATCGTTACGTGTCCGACACTCCATAACCAGCGATTGTTGGTGTAATGGTAAGTGTCGCCGGACTGAAAATTAATGATAAATTCCGTGGCAGGCGTCAACAGCATATGATCGCGCATAGCCTCGAAGGCAGTCGCGTTGTCTGTCGATCCGTCTCCTACAGCGCTAAAATCAACAACAGGATCTATAATCTCGGTTGTCATTTTTAGTCGCTCATTTCCGGCCGCGCGCCTTGGGCTCGACCTCAATTGCGATGGCGTCGTCGAAACCGCCGCTTACGGTGATGCGGAATTTCATGTAGCGGCCCGATCCCCTTACCGGAACCTCACCCTCGGCATTTGCTGAAGTTTCCGTCCCGAACACTGATGCCTCCGTCAGCAGCTCCCTGGTGCCCAGCGTCACCGTGGAAGAGGCGCCGGCCCCGGTAACGATCGGGCGGACGCGGTTGACGTAATTGCGACGGCCTTCCACGAGGGCGGCCTCTCCGGTTTCAAAGGTAGCGGTTTGCGCCGTGCTCTCCAGGGAGGCCAGCCGGTTGGCGGTATCGAAAACCGCGAGGTTTGGCACACCGCCCTTGAATTCGGCGGAGTCGATCAGATACGGATCGGCGTCGATGTCACGGCTCGCCAACGGCGCCGAGTCGATGTCCTGGGCGCCGCCACGGTAAACCCCGATGATCTGATGATTGAATACACCGGTTCCCCAGCGGTCCTGATGCGGATTGTAGATGACAATCTTGTCGGGATCGCCACCGCCGGTGGAATAGGAGAAGTAGAAAAGACCGTCGTCATCGACCGCGACGGAACTCCTGTGCAGGGTGGTCTTGTCGATTTCCGCCAAAACCGTCTCGTCCACCCGGTTGTTGCCGATGGATTTGATTGTGCCGGACGGTTCATGAAGAAGGTGAAACCCTTCCTCGGCCAGAAAGAAAATATTATTGCCGTCCGCGCCCGCCGCGGTTCCATTCTTCGAAATGGCGCCGATGTTTCTGCTGATATTATCAAACCGATGTAATGTCGGCGGTCCCGAAAAAGACATCCGCCATATGGCATTGCGCTGAAAGATGATCCCGGTTCTCCCGCCGATGATCTTCTGGACGTCACCGCCGTCGCCGCGCAAATCCTGGGCGCCGGCATTGGTCGCGGTGGCCGGGTCCATATCGAGATAATTACCCAGTGCCGACCAGATCACGCCGTTGCGCTTGATGCCGTTTGCCGTGGAATTGATGTCCCCCATCACCAGCGTGTCGCCGACCACCGCCACATGATGCGCCTTGGGTTTTTCGGTCGAGGTGAAAAAGACGGCAAACGTGCCGCTGCCGATGGTGGCCTGAACGGGCTCGTCGTTGATGTTGGTGAAGACGATCTTGGTATCCCACTGGGCGGATTCCCAGAGGTCTTCCTCGGTGAGCGTGAACGCCCCCGCTCCGCTCCATGTCACGTTGGCCAGGATGTAAAGCTTGGTGGCATCGCCTGCATAGGTGGAATAAACATTGCTGGCATCGGACAGGGCCACGAAATGACGCACCCTCGCGTCCAGCGCGTCACTCACGATCGACGGGCTTTTCAGCTCCTTGTACCCGACGCCCAGCGGCACCGCGTTATCGGCAACCGTCATACCCGGATTATTGACGGCCGACAGATCGGGCAGATATTCGCCGAACGGCACCGTGACCATTATGCTACTCGTTGCAGATGATGCGTATTGGCATAGACCGACCACTCATCCGCATAGGAGAAATTCTCACACCCCGGCATGTCGGGAGTGCCGCGGGTGAAGTGGACGTTCAGCGGCGTGATCTTGGGAGAGGACCACCCCTCAAGCCAGTTCCATGCCTCGGGGAGCGATCCGATCTCGTCATCGCCCACCCAGCTAAGAGCGTGCAGATAATACCCCGGCATGTTGTTGACCGTGTAGGGATCGAGACCCTTGCAGCGGGCCGTGTTCATCACCATCAGCGATGACCAGTTCTTGCGCGCATACAGTGTCTGGGCCAACCCACCCATCTTGGTTTTTTCGGCCGGAATGTGTTCGTGCTTGACCACGTTGACCGCCTTTGATGGGTTAACCAGATCGATCAGCTCCGCGATATCGGCTCGAAACATCATGTCCGGGTCCATGAACACTACCCATTCGTCGCGGAACTCGTTCATCATCGGCACACAGAACCGGGTGAAGGAAAACAGCGAGCTGAACGGCTTGCCGTCACGGTCGTCCCACATCTGCCCGGCATCGTCCACGCGGTAGCTGCGCCAGTATTTCTTCTGCCAGCGCAGTTCGTGTTCGTGGATCGGGATGATTTCCAGCGCTTCTTTGGTATGGGCGTAAAGGCTTTCGGTCAGCACATGATAGGCCAGAGCGTCCTTCGGGTCAGTTCCTATGAATATTTTCATGCACATTCCCCGTACCCGTGTTTTTTCAAACCGGCTATCAATAATAATTCCGCGGCTTTTGAAAGCGATAAGTTATTTTCTTGCGCGTAAACTTCCACTATTGACCGGATTTCCCGTGTTGTATGAAAATTGAAGGAAATCATGCCCGGATTATCCCCGATACCGGCCGGATCGCGTTTTCCATGGTCAATGGCATGGCGCGGCCGGAATCCGAACCCGTCGCCTGCATGGCGACCTGCAAACCACCGTAAAGTCTCCCATATTTCGCGATGTCTTCAACCTCGTCGATGTAGATCGCCGCCTCCAGTAACGCGGCGTACAGATAGAGCGCGGGGTTTGCCGTCAGCAGCCAGTTTGGATCGTTTGTGGCCAGCGGCGGTATGGTCCGGTAATAACCCAGCTCCAGGGTGACGGACTCTACCGGGTTGATCCGCAACTCGGTCCCGAAAATGCCGTAATAAAGCGGGGTGCCGGCGGCATTGTTTGCAAGACGGCGGTCGAACATGGCCGCCGGCATCGCGTGTAACGCCCTGTCCGGTGACTTGGATGTGATCTTGCAGTACCGCGCTTCGAGATAATCCGAAGGCAAACTCGTGTATTCACTGGTCGGTGACAGCACGCCGCGTTCCTCCATCTGACGCACCCGCAGCGGCGGTGAGGGAAACTGGACGTCGTAATTGCCGAAATTCATGCGTGCCTCGGCGAGCACGACAAAATCATCATCGACGTCGCCGAGATCGGAGCGCTTGCCGATGTAATCGCTAACTGCCGTCAATAGTTGGGCGTGGCTCGCTATTGTCATGCTTGTTTACTCTCTTCAGTGCGCCGAGCGATACCTGACAATGACCGAACAGGAGCATCATCCAGCGCTTTCTCTTGGGACCCTTGAAATGGATTATCTTCTGTCCGCCCAGATCATGCAAAAGATAATTCGGGACGAAATGATATGCTTCGTCGAGATCGAGAAACAGGTGATCGGACGCTAACTGGCCAAACGCTATCTGGCCTTCATACCAGTCTATCGGTGCCTCGATTATCTTCTTCCACAGCCGCGGCGTCCGGCAAAACACGATTCCCATGTTGTACGGCATCTTCAACGCCGCCATTTCATCGGCATCGAAGACCTCCGGCGAATCCGTGATCTTCAGATCCTTGAACGTCCGCCGCGCGGCAAAATCGAAATCGGCATCCCAGACCGGCGATACATCGTCCAGGAAAACCACGTCGGTATCGACGTAAAGTCCTACCTTGGCGTATTCGGCGAAGGCATGGGCCTGTCCCTCGGCAAGGGTATTACGAACGGGAAAGCGCTCGACGTTATCGACGCCCGGAACGGCTTCGGTGTAGAGATCGGTCAATTGGGTTATGATCGAATCCGGCATCCAGGCGCGGCAGGTTTGCACCATGATTTCGGCAAGCCTGTTTTCCTGCGAGACCTCCGACGTACAGGAGAAATAAAAGATTACTTCCATGCCAGCCAGCATTTGTCGGGGCCTTCCTCGACTTCCGTAAAGGCCTCATCAACGGCCTTCCTGACCCCCGGCCAATCGTAATCCTTGATATCGGTTATGCCGGTCCAATTGTAATCGTGGCCGCAGATCGCGCCGCCCGGCCTCACCTTGGGCGCCCAGTGCTCAATGTCCGATTTAACGCCCTCATAGGAATGATCGGCGTCGATGAAAACAAAATCAAGGCTCATCTCCTCGATCACCGCCGCCGCATCGTCCGTCATCATGCGCAGGATCGTCACGTCGCGGCCGCGCACGGCGGCCCGAAAATCCCGCAGATATTTTTCGTGATCCCAGTCGAGATAGGTTTGTTCCCGGTCGATCTGGGGCTGCCATAAATCGACCGCTATCATGGCGATGCCGCCCGCCGACAGATACTCGGTCGTCCTGCCTTCCTTGACGCCCAGCTCGGCACCAAGTTTCCAATCATGCTCCCTGGCCTTTTCAGCCAGCCATTGCCAACGCCGCATATTCCCTGTCCAGCAAAGGAGGCAAGTCCCAATCCCTCCTGTCCGTCTTGTGAGCGCCCAGGCGTTCCAGGCGGTCGATGACTTGATCAAACGGCCATTCGCCGTCCGCGTTCTGCCTCAGGAGCTTCACGCTCCCGTACCACAACATTTCATCACCAAAGGCGCCATAGCGCCACTGTGGGCGGTTGCCCAGCAGGCACAGGGTTTCCTTGCCCAATGCGCCCGCGCAATGCACCACCGATGTCTGCACCGATATCACGAGATCCAACTCGGCAATCAGGGCCGCGGTGTCGTCATAGGACGAGCCCTGCACTGCCTGCGGCCAATGATGCATGAAATACGGCACCTGATCGGCGTTTTTATATTGCAGGGAGACCCATTCCACGTCGTAATCAAGAATCGGCGCGAGTTCAGGAATACTCAGCGACCGGTAAATCTCGCCGGTTTGGCGCATGCCGCCCGACCACGCGATACCCACCTTCGGCTTGCCGGAAATGCTGTCCAGCAGCGCGCGCCACTGGATGCGTCTCTGCGGATCGGCGACCAGGTAAGGCCGGCGTGGAAAATCTTCCGCCTTTGAGCGGTAAAACGCGCCGAGGGAGCCCATGGGCAGCCAGAATTTCGCATCCGTCAGCTTCTTCCATGGCGCGTCATCGGCATATTTGGTCCCGTGCGTCTCGCACCGGAAAGAGCGTTCGAACAGACCATCCAGCTTGGGATCGCAATCGATGACGATTCCGGTATCTTTCTGTATGTCCGGGATCATGGAGGAAAACATCAGTTCGTCGCCAAGCCCTTGTTCGCCGGCAATAAGAACCTTCGCCGCAGATCCGTCCCACAACGGCAGCCCGTAATCGGGAATCCCCGGCTTGGCATTGCCGCGCGACAGGTAGCGGGCGGCAAGGGTCCGGTCGTAACAGAACCAGCCGTCTTCCCACATATGATTGGCCAGCATGGCAATCGCCATGTTGAACATCGCCGCCTTGCTCTGGCTCGCGCCGGAGACCTTGAGACCCTTCTGGGCATATTCATAGGCGCGGTCGTAATTGCATTTCATCAGGTCCGCGAACGACATCGTTACATAGCCCATGGAATCGTCGGGGTTGCCGTCTATGGCTTTCTGGCTGGCCGCTATGGCCTTGTCGTAGAAGATATCGGTGTGCGCCGCCATCTCCGCATAACATTGCGCCACGGCCCCCCAGGCGCCGGGGAACTTATCGTCCATGCCAAGCGCCTTCTCCAGAACTACGCTCGCGTCGTAAAACCTGTTGCCGTCCATGTAGGACTTGCCCAGGAGAACGAGCAGGAAGACGTTATCGGGATTGCTGTTCAAACCGAAGCTGCATAACCGGATGGCTTCGCCGTAATCGCCGGATTCAAGCGCGGCGCGAACCAGGCCGGAAACCTCACCAGGGGAAATCATATCTCACCATGCCAGGTACGGAGATAGCGCCACGCCGGGTCATTGAGCTTCTTGCGCAGGTCCTCATAATGATCGGGGTTGAAAATGTCGATGCCGTCCTCTATGCGCCATTTCAGGATAATGCTTTCAGGAATTGTCGCGGCGTGCCAGATGTTCCGCCTCCTGTCATGCTGATCCGCCATGTGATGAGCCCAGTCAATCACCGGAGAGACATCGGGATGCTGATAGGAAATCATGGTCTGCTTCGACTCATGGTCGTATTCGTGATAGGTCCGCAAACCGGTCAGGCCGTCGATCCCGAGAAGTCGTTTAGGCATTCAATACATCCGAAAAAAGTAGGGGGGATAATTCGAATCCCCCCTTAAGTCACTTCCCCTAACTTAAGCGGTAGTCAGTTCCGACACCTTGCCCGATCCGAACGGATTACGGCACTCAAGGGTGGTTTCCGTGAGCAGCATGACCTTCTCGGAGTCACCGGTCTTGGCGATCGGCACCGTCTGCATGGCACGCAACTCCGCGTTGGCCCAAAGCGTCATATCGAGCACCAGCGCGGTGCGGTCACGATTGAACCGGTTCGGTATGATCGTATGTACGCCGAAGTCGCTAACATAGATATCAGCGGCGCCGACGATCACGCCCTGGGTATTGCCGGGCACGTCCTTCTGCAAGGTGGCGATACCGGCAAACCCCGATGCCGCCGCCTTGTTGAACGGACCCACCATAACGACACGCGGTTCGCCGCCGTTTATCCAGGATTGCGAGATAACACCTTTCAGAGCGGTTTCACCGAAAGCCGCCGTCGTGGTGCCGTCCGTCGGCGCCGTAACCAGCCCGGTCCCGGACGCGAACCCCGGCGAGGTGGCGTTGGCCGCCCCTCCCTGGGACGTATAGGCATACTGGATGCCGTTGGTCGAGGTACTGCCGAGCCAGGCTTCTACCCCTGTCATGGCACGCGCCGATAACGTGCCGCCCGCCGTTGCCGCATGTTCCTGGGTGAAAACGGCCTCGATATCGCGCTTCACTTCCCTGCCGATCTTCGCGGTCTGGTAGTCGAGTTCATCGGCCCTGCCCGCCGTATCAACCGCCCGCATGGTGCCCGTCACGGCGATATCCTTGCGGAAAATCTGCGTATAGTTACGGAGCAACTGGGTGGGCGTGATCGCGACTTGCAAGTGATCGTCGCCTTCGAGGGCGGCGTTCGCGGTGTTGGCGGCGGCAAGGTTGTCCATCTGCCAGTCATGAAGTCGCGCCGAGGCGGTCACCCGCGCCAGATTACTGACGAACGGGGTTTCGGTCGGCGAAATATCATAGATGACGTCGGACAAATCCTCACGCTGGCCAACGGCCGTGTACGTCGTGAAGGTGTCTGTCGGTAAAGCCATAACTATTTCCTTTTAGGTCTGGTTGCGGATAAAACAGCAACAGCATCGTCTAACGAACCAGTTTCCTTGAGCGACTGTCTCGCCTTTTCCAGATCGGGTGTCGAGGATGTGCGTTGTTGTCCCGAGGGCGCCGTCGATACCGGCGCGCGTGGCTTACCCGCCCGCGCCTTCGACTTGGCAAGATCGTATTGCATTGCCTTGTACCCAGTCTTGATTACCGCGGAATCCGTCAGACCTCGGGATACTTCCGTGGTCAGCCCGTATTCCTTGGCATACCAATCCTGAACCCGAACGACGCCATCGGTGAACTTCTCCTGGGTATTCCAGGAGGGAAAATATTCAACGATCCGGCGCGCATTGCCTTCAAACGTCCGTTGTTGCTTTCCGGCATTTTGGCTGGCGGTCTCGTCGGCGAGCTTCTGACTTTCCGCTTTGTTCTTTTCAACATTGAGTTTCGCGCGCTCATAGCGGGCAAGCTCGACATTGAACCGGTCGGGGTCATAGGACTCGGAATTGACGTCCGCCAAAGCCTCATCGGGCGGTTCGGGTAACGCTACATCCAAAGACTGAAGCTTCCGGCTCCACTCGTCCCGCATCTGCAGGACTTGTGCGGCCATCTGCTCAACCTCCTTCTCCTTCTCTACTGCTTGCTGTACTTTCTGGGTTGCCCCTCTTTGAAAAGCCTTGAGACTTTCCGCGACCTCCTTCTGGAGCGCGGGGTCCGCTTTTGCAAAGAGTTCCTTCCCTTCCTTGGTGAACGCTGCCGGCGCTTCGAGGTTTTGTGTCTCCACAGCCTCATCCAGGTCGTCAGCAAATATATCGGCCCCTTCATCAGGAGTTTCGATAATCTCGGGCGGTTCCGGGGGTTCCTCGATTGGAGGTTCCGCGACCGGTTCTTCCGCGTTAAGTTCGGTTACCGGTTCTGCCTCGCTTGGCTCCGGCGTAACTTCTTGCTCGCGCAATGCGCTGAGTCTTTCGGCGGCGCCCGTGACGGTGCCGGCCTTGATGTCATCCTGTCTGGTCGCCATCTTGTTCTTTCTCTGCTCTGGTTCCGTCCTCGGTGAAGTTTTTCAGCATGTCTCTGATTGAATGGACGGCGGTGAATTTATGGAAAAGCATTTCGCGTGAAACAGTATCGTCGGCTGACGTGGCGGCCCAAAGCATCTGACAGTGAACCAAGCAGGCATCCATCGTCTCGGCGAAGGCCGTATTTTCAAGCAGCGCCTGCGCACGTTCGCCACGCCTGGTTCTCTCGTCGGGCGTCATGAATCAAGGATCTCTCTCAAATTCGGTTCTAAGTCGAAACTCGATTTCAGCACTCAACGACCGCTGATTTCTGGACGCCGCCTCTTGCAGTTTCTTCCTTATGGTGGGGGTTGGACGAAACCCAACCGCAGGCTGTCGCCGCTGATCAGCCGGAATACTTGGTCTTCCCACCTTTCGCTTCTTCATGAATCGGGATCGCGGATGTTGGTGTTAACGTTGATCTTCTTGGCCCCGAGACGCTCCTCGATGGCCAGTTCCTCGCGCTTGAGCACGGCCTCCATGCCAAGCTCCATGCCCTCCAGTTCGGCCTCGGTTTCGATCTCAAGCAACTTCAACTGGGCGTTCTGGATAAGCTCCTGCGCCTTCAATCGCAGCTTCTCGACGGTCTCGGCCTCTTCCAGCCCGAGTTCCTTCTGCACCTTCGAGGTCTCTAACATGAGGCGGGCCTGGTCGATCTTCATGGCGGCCTGGATCTTTATGGTCTCGCGCTTGTCCTTGGCCTGCGCTTCTGACTGCTTCTGCTTGATCTTCGCCATCTCGACCGGATCGGGCTGGCTCTGCTGGGCTTGCGCTTGTTGATTGAGCTTCTTGCCCTTGGGGCTCTCGGGATCGGTAAAATACAGATCGGGATTGACGAAACCAAGCGCTTCGACAGACATTTTCGCGGCGTTGTAGATATTGTCCTGACCGACCAGGCCGGCGCGGCGGCCCAATTGCATGTAGCCGCTCAATTGCTGGAGGTTGGACGCCTGCTGCATCTTGTTTCCGGTGCCGAGACCGACATTGACCGAAACATCCATTTCTTCCGGCCATGAGCCTGGGTTGATCTCGACGAACTTGCCGGTGAGCCGGATCACCCGGGCCGCGTTGTCATAACGCCGCATCAGGCGGTAAACGCTCAGACACAGATCCTTGACCAGCGTCTCGGCATAGACCCTTGCAATGAGGGCCTGCTTTTCCTGGGCGAGCGACATCATGAAGCCCGCGGTGGTGGCCGGCGTCTTGTGGAGGACGTTGGGATCGAGTCCCTGGCCCATCTTGGAAACGCCGGTGCGGACCTCGGCGACGGAATCGAAATATTCCAGCGCCGGGAAGATGTCCTGGCCGACCGGAATATTGCCGAGCGGGACGACATCGGCCTGGCCGCCCGGCGCTGACCGGATTCTGATCGGTGCCCGCAAATCCTGATTCAAAACATCGTCCATCGACACCTGGCCGGGGACGGATTCGAAAACCTTCAGGCGCTGGTTGTTGAGGCCATATAGATTGTCCAGCCACTCCCTCAAGATGGTCGATTTGGCGAGCTGGATATCCATGACTTCCTCGGCCAGGGAAGTCCCGTAGAATTCGTGCGGCTTGGGGATCGGGGCGCCGGCCTGATAGGGCCAATCGTCATCCCATTCCTCATCCAGCAGGATATCGCCGGAATCGGCCCTGAGAAACCGCCAGCGCTCCACAGACCCGTCTTCGTCGATGTCGATCGTGGCGTGTTCCCACCACACCGCGACCAAACGCGATGCTTTGTCGGTGTTGTCCGGCGTCGGCAGCCGATCGCGGCGCTGAGCGCCTGTTATCGGGTTATTGGCATAGACGTCGAGCGCCGGCAGTGCCTCGGCCACGTCCTGGTCCACGCCCATGCCGATCAGCTCCGATACCGACTTTTCCATGCGCTCGCCAACGTAATCGGCGTCTTCGATATAGACGGCGTTGGGCGATATGATGAAATTCTCGGGCACCACGTTGCCGATCCTGATTTTCCACCTTGTCTCACCGGAAATCTTGATCTTGACGTCGAAAACCGTCAAAATCTCGCCGCCGATGTCCATGTCGCGGGCGTCTTCTTCCAGAATCTCAACCTTTTCATCGGCATCGAGATCGGCAAGCTCATCGCCGAGGATTCCGGTGCGCTTTTCCGTCTTTTCCGTCGATATTTCCTCGGCCCAGGTCTTGGTTATCCCGACTTTCTCCAGCAATCCGTCCTTGAACGCGGTCTCAAGGATGGAAAAGCCCCGGTTTTCCTTCATGATCACGTGATTGACGCCCAAGGTGGCTTCGCGCGCCTGCAATTCGTCCTCGGGGCCAACGGGGAGAAAATCAACCAGCCGGGAACCCGCCGTGAAGACCTTCATGAGGGCCGGCATGAGGGCTTCGATCTTATCGCGCACATCGGTCAGGATGAACTGGCTGCGGCCCGCGATTTCGTTGCCGAACGGCTTGCCTTCATAGAACTCGCGCGCCTTTTCCCGGACGGCGAGGATTTCCGACGTGACGAACGAGGCCGCCGCCTGTTTGCGGGATTCCAGAATGCCCTTAACCTCTGACTGCTCAAGCATTTATTGTCTCCGACATGATGTCCCCGCCCGTTGAATAATCCACCAGCATGGCGATTTCCACGGCACGTATCGGGTCTGCTCCCATGTGCATTGCCGCCATGGCGGCAGCGGTGCCCGAACCAATGGCGAAGAAGTCGTCCAGTATCGGTATCGGCTGTGCATGTTCCGTCCATAAATCCAGGCCGTCCGCAGTGAGAACGAGCGCGCTAATATCAGGCGCGTCTTCGTTGCCGCGGTACATGTGGAAGATCGGCCAATCAGCAATATCATGCCCTCGTTCCCACCAATCGATAAAAACCAGGCCGTCGGAGAGATTCCCGGCCAGGCCGATTATCGTATCTCCTAATCGGTACAGTTTTTTGCATATACGCGGGATCGACCCCCGCAGCGCCATGGTATCGGCAGCCATGATTCCGTTTCGGTAGGCAACCGTCGTCATCAGACAAAATTCCTCTTCGGTAAATCAAGCGGTTCCCACGACAGCGTGGCCTGCATCCCCATGCAGCCGGTGCGGAAGGAATCTGCGGGGTGCGAGCACCAATTGTGCAGCGGCCGGTTCTTGAAGGTGTTCTGATAGTCGTCGAATTCCCGTCTGTACTGGCGCAGCGCCTCGATGCCGCGCGAACACTTGGCGCGGTCAAACCAGCTCTTGCCCAGCGTGTTGCGCACGTTCTGGATGCCGTCATCGACCTTGTGGTTGGTCACCACCCGGCAGGTATAATTGAGCAGCTCCTGGAGAACATCGAGCCTGGACCTTCCCGCCAAAAGCTCTCTTGCAACAATGTCATGGGGGAGCAGGTGCTCGCCATAGACGTAATCATGCTCCTGCAGCTCCATGACGTAATCCGATAAGGGCTTGCCGGAAGCCTCGTAGTAATCGATCCAATGCACTTCCTGGCCGATCATCTGGTAATACCAAATAACCGTCGAATCACCGATTCCGATGTCCCAGCATGTGTGAACCGGCACCGCGCGGTCATAAGCGACGTTGCAGATGCGGCCCTCTTCCTCGCACTCCGCGATGAGATCGGCGTAATAGGCGCCCCGGATCTGGGCTTCGAATGAGCACTCGAACTCCTGGTCGTACTCGGCGCCCGTCATCTCGTTGCGCGCGGCCACCAGTTCTTCCGGAATGATCACGCCGGTCTCGGAGGCCTTATACATGAAGGACTTCCAGGTTTTATCAGGATAGCGCGCGCCGATGTCGTCGGGAAACCCGTCGCGTGCGTTTATGTACAAATCATAGAACTCGTTATGGCCTTGCGGCGTCCCGATGAAGATCCCGAAACCCTGCCGGTCCGTGAGAAGCGGCCGTATGACCGACCCCCACAGACCGGGGCGCATCTGGGCGTATTCGTCCAGAATCACGCCGTCGAGATAAATGCCACGCAGAGCATCGGGATTGTCTGCTCCGAACAACTGGATGCGCGAGCCGTTGGGCAAATCCACCTTGAGTTCGTTCTCGAAGAAGCGCCTGCCCGGAACCATGTTGGTGTAAGCTTTGAGATAATCCCAGGCAACCTGCTTGGCCTGCCGGAACAAAGGTGCGATGTAGGCAAACCGCTGATCGGGCCTGGTTCCTTCCAGGGCGGCCCGGACAAGGATGTTGATGCACAGCACCGTCTTGCCCATGCGGCGATGGCAGACCATGACGTTGAAACGCTTTAGATTCTCGAAGATTTCTTCCTGGACGGCACGCGGCTTGAAAAGCGTTACCTCTTCCACACTACTTCTTTTTCGGCTTCGGCTTAGGTCTTGGCTTACGCTTGTGGTTATGTTTCATCGTCGGGCTCAATATAAGGCTCCGGCGACGGAACAGGCCCAGGAGGAGGTATTTCCAGCTCAGGCGGGGCCTCGACCGGGGCTTGTTCCTCGATCACTACGGTATTGACCTTAGGCGCACAATACGGACACACCTTCGCCGGACCCGCCAGGGGCTTGCCGCAATTGCCACAATAATTAGCCATTCTTAATCTCCTTCTTGCAAATCTGCTGTATCCGCGCCGTTGAGACGCCAAACTCGCCGGCGATCGACGAAAACGTCCGGCCGCCCTTGCGCAACTCGACAATCTGCTGATCTCTGGTTAATTCTACCACAGGCGCAGCCGCCTTCTTGTTCCTGAAACCAAATGGCGTGCGCCGCGACCTCAGAAAAACTAGCTTGTTCATCAACCCCTCCAGCGAGGATCGGTGCGGCACAATACCTCAAAACGCTCCTTGATGCGATCGGTGGTCCGCCATATCCAGGCCCCCATGGGAAACTCTATGAAAGACGGCACATCAATCAACAACGTCGCCCGGTCGGCACGATTGGTGGTTTCCCGCACCGCCTGATCCAGTATGCGGTTGCGCTGAAATTCGTCCCACATCTCACCCATCGCTTACCTCAACCTCGTCTTCGCGATCCGGCTCAACATCAAACAACCCAAACGTCCGACGCTTGCCTTCTCTCCGCAACACCATCGCATCAGCCATCTCATAGGCCATGTCCGCAAAATCATCCGACGACATCTGAGCTACCTGCATGTTGGGATCGGGATTGGCCAATGTCCCAGATAAAGCCATCCCCGCAAACCAGTCCCGTAAAGACCTGGGATCAGCTAAATCATCGTCGAAATCAGCCATGCTTCCTCTCCCGATACCGGCTTCTCCATTATGACCTTTCGAGCCTTGTTCATTTCGCGCTTGATGCGCCGCCAGTTACGGCCCCGAAACCTTTTCTCGGCATCCAAAGCGGCCCATTCCCGGCGAAACATCCTATGTACCCACGGCCCGCAAACAACAATATCAGCCATGCGGAATGCCCGCGTTGTCGTCCTCGGACATCAACTCCTGGACCTTTCCCATATCCGGGATATCATAAATCGCGCTGTCCGGATCACCGTAGCCTTCTTCGGTACTCGCGCATGTAGGCGTTGTACTTTTCTCGGTTTCGGGCCCGCCAGCGTCAATTGCGTTCAACCTGTCCCTTAGGCCCGTCACCGAGTCCAAAACCGGACCGTTCAAAACCTCGGTCGCCACCGCCTGATCCAACTCCAGCTCCTCTATCCTCTGCACCAGCCGGCCCACTATCTCGTCGTGATCCTGTACCCTCGCCTCCAGACGAGACAGACACTCCTCGTGAAGAGCCCACCCCTCGTCCAGATGGTCCCAACCCCTCTTTTGGTCGGCAATTGTGGACACCCCCAACCAACGCCAAAGCCGCTCCGCAATCATCGCACCGCCCTCCTCCTGTAAGCCTTCTGCCGACACGCAGGAGAACAAAACCGAGCATCAACGCGACGCGACCAAAATACCGCCTCGCAAACCTCACACCGAAGAACCCATCCCCGAAGCCGCTGCCCGACACATAAACCATTAAACCACTCCTGCATCTTCATGCGTGGAGCATAACGCAGGACAAACAGTAACACAACAGATTTCGTTATATGTAGGGGCGCGAGCAAACGTAACAAAGTCTGGGCCATAGTATGGGT